CATCTGCTGTCACCTGTTCAATTTGACTTTTAAACAATTGCAGTTGTTCGATCAATTGTTGAACACCTGCTGGATTCATAATAATTGAACTATAACCTACATGTAAGCTCACACGACTATCATCAGTGAGTCCAACACTATACACTGTCTTTCCCGCTGGTTCTTCTTTAGGCGGTTCTGGTGGTTTTACGTCAACCTTATAGGGCTCGGGAAATGGGATTACCTTCTTGATGTCATCACCGACTTTTTTCATATCGTCATACACCTTGTTCAAATCTGGGACATCACTCCAAGTTGGGTACTTTGGAGTCTTGTAGATTTTGCTTTTAAACCAATCAAACATTAGTTGCTCCCAAAACTACCAGGCTTGCCAGGCTCTGGGTTAGAATAGCATCGAACGCCTTTGCCAAACTCATCCAGGATTTGCCTAGCCTGACCTTTCTCGCCAACTACAAATTTGTAGCCTTCGATACACCGACTTTCGGTCATACCATTAATACCCCAACTAATGTTATTAGTTTGATTAGTTGAACCCATTAGTACTGGTAGAGCAATGGCAGTTAAGATACCAAGAATGGCTATAATAATCATCAATTCAATAAGAGTAAATCCACGTTGCTTCATTTTGTTTTCCAAAAAGGTGCATTACGAACAAGTTTATTGACAGGGAATAATACTGGAATCAATAATATTAAAAGCCATGCGGCTTGTATATATTCAACCTCGGTGTATTTGTAAACAAATAAGTTTACCAAGCCCGCAACAATGTAGACTGCTCCTGTAGCAACCATATACTCGCCGGGGCTTAGTGGTAGCTTCATAATTACTTAGGCAACATCAAGCTGGTCATGTTGCTGGGAACCACAATAGTCTGTACCTTGCCGTTCTTAATACCTTCGCTGATATTCAGTGCTGCCTGTGCGTTCATAAAAGCAATTGAGCTAGAACTGTTGTTAGCCAGCGCCGCCATACGACGAGCTTCGGCTTCAGCAGTCTTAACTTCAATTTCTTTCTGCTTGAGTTCGTTCTTACTACGAACCAAGTCGTTGGCACTTTGAACCACACTATCCGCCGGTGTAACATTACGAATCATAACTTGACTAATTGTAATCGCACCGTCCAGTTTTTCTTCAGCAAGGTTACGAATGATTTCTTCCTTGATGAAGTTTTCCATGTTGTCACGATTATCAGCCATGTCCAGTGCTTCGTACTTACGTGCGGCCTTGTAGATAGCATTACGAGCGTTTTGTACGATGTAGTTATACATCAAGTAAGTATCACCTTTGAACTCTGCATGGAAACTGCGGTTCTTAGTTGAGTACAATTCTGCGGCTTGATTCTTGTTGAGGTTATACACAACTACAGCATCCAGATCTTTCATAGTACTGTTGTCTTTGGCTACAGGAGTCATATTCTCCAGTGTGACGTTAACGTCCTTGTAGGGGAAGGTCAACACATCACCAATCAAGACCTGATTGAAACTACCTGGCTCAAGTTCACCGGGTTTAACCTGTTTATCAAAGCCGACACGAACGCCGACCTCACCGGTTTCAATACGAGTACAAGCTGCCATAGAAGCCACTGCGGCGGCGATCAGGGAAAGTTTAACGAAGCGATTCATCTCTGTGTCCTTAAAAGAGCATTACCAAAATAAACATCAGCGACATTGCCAATGCAGAACTAATTATAACGTAACCTGTAATTTTTGTCAACAAGACTAATTGTTTACCTGTTACTTTTTCAGCGGCTTTAATACCAATATAAGATAGCACCGCTAAAGTCAAAAATAAGAAAATAACTCTAATCATTTGTACCTTTCCAAAAGTTCATTGTGCCGCTGTTCAACTTCTTTCATATGCTGATCCAGCTTCTTTTGCTTAGTATTGCGATCTTTGGTTTCCTTTTGCCAGTCACGCCACAGTTCAAGAGCCGCACTTCCTGGCATAAGGATAAGACCTTTATAAACCACTTGTTTTGACATTAAATATCTCCTTCGTATCCTTTGGGTACGATTAAGCCGCTGTCCAAGACAACACCGTTGATAGTATGCGGCTCGTTCTCGTCATAGGTCCAACCCAAAACTTTCATCATTTTGTGCTTGACCATTAAGTTAGGGCTACGAAACACTTCACAGTCGCTAAAGCCCATCATAACTCCAACTTCGCAGATTGCGCCACTGCGGCAAACACCCGCAACACAATGCACAACCACATTCATACGCTTGTCCATGGCATGTTGTAACAACCGAACAAGTTCTGCGGCCTGAGCGTCAGTGACTTTGAATTCCTCGCCAAAGGCGTCGCCTTGCTCAAGATCTAGAAACTGAAACTGATGTGTCTCTTTAAACTTGTGCATGGGTACTGGAAACTCCATGGCAGGGTCTACGATCTGAATCAACATACTATTTTCGCCGGCGTTGTGATGCCTGCCTTTGGGAATATCTCCCAAACTTACATTTTCAATCCAAGGCATGTGACTGCTCCTTAATATGTACATATTATAACACGGACAGGAATACCTGTCAATATTCCAGTCCTATTATCATGTACTACTTTATACTACATAATCTACACTGTTGCGAGTTCCGCGAAGAACTTCTTCCAGTTGTCGCATACCTTCTGCTCGAGCCAAGCCAGGCCAGTCTGCGGCATACATGCGGAAGTCATAGCCAAAGCTCTGAACATGGCAACCATGCTTTTCGCTGTAGCGCATACCACCCCCACCGCCTGTGCCTGTATGAGCACGTTGACGACCAGTGCGGAATGTGCCACCACTAAACACATCACCGCCAAGGTAGTAGCCATCCCATTCTTTAGGCCAGGCGACAATCCATTCCGCACGACCACTCCAGCCAGGGTAGCTTGTTGGGCGACCATCTTCGGCTTCACGACTACTCCAGCATGTAACACCATTGTGTGGTGCTGAATGACTGTTGCTGACTTTGGGATTCCAGCGAACGTTGAATTCAGTGAACTCCAGCAGTCGCGGAACCGGGCAAACAACACCATTCTTTCCACGAGTGCTCATCTTGCCAACTTGACGCCAATCGTAAGGATCACCCTTTGCGGCTTCTGCCCAGAACATATTCTGGTTGGCAATAACCATGTCACGCCATTGCTCGATACTTTGCTCGCACTCGTACAGTTCGTTCCACTTTTGGTCAGCAATGGCTTCGGCAACCATTAGCTTGCGCTTAGTATTGCGCTCACGAGCCAGCTTACGCAAATGGCTCGAGTACTTGTTTTTATCTTCAAACAGTTTACCTGTTTCGTCACATTTCCAAACTGTAATAACGCTCATATTAATTCTCCATGATATACTTTTTAGCTTCTGCCATCAATGTAGCATCACCCTTAGTCATAACTTCCAATAACAAACGCTTTTCTTCCAAGTAAACTCGTGCGAATTCAGGATCATGCTCCATGATGCTACGACTATTGCTGATCAAATCTGCCAACTTGATAGTCTGTGCTTCAGCCGGAGCCTGAGCTGAGTGTGCACAGTCCCGGGCCTTACGGTGTGCACGATTACCATCTTCAGGCTTACTAACATCAGTCAACCAGCCAACCAAGGTAGCAATGTCAATACCAAAAGCCATATGGATGTCAGTAAAAGTGCAACCAGTGTCTTCTACAACATCATGAAGCCAAGCGGCAGCAACCATGTCAGGAGTGCTGCCAGGAACACCGGCAACGATCTTAGCAACTTCTGCAGGATGAACGATATAAGGTTCCCCGGTGTACTTGCGAACTTGCTTCACACTGGCGTGAGCAGCCATAGCATACACCTGTGCCTTGCGCACAATGTCCATACCCGCCAATTCCAATGTAAAGCCTTCCATAATATACTCCTTATTGTAAAAATTTCTTTTCTCTGTGTTCGATAAGTTCGTCACTTAGTGAGTCCAGATCTATACCCAGTGCATTGGCCAAAAGAGCCATGTCTTCCACGCTCATTTCATCAATATTAATGGGTCTAGATTTTTCAAAAAGATCTCCGGACTTTGCCATGTCCTCGATTTCTTTGACGAGGGCATCTAGTTCTTCCTGTGTACCCTCAAAACTATCAAATGCGCCGGGTGCAAACACTACTTCAATTTCTTTGTCTTTGGTCATACTCGTTCCTTTTTAACACGTCCTATACGGCTTGCTTTGTTCCAATCGTAGGCTATGCCATCAGGACACAGGCCATTCTTAATACTATCTACTCCAAATATACCGCACACTTCAAAGTCTGGACCGCGTATGGTCACAAACTGGTTGAGTGTCTTTGCAATAAACATCGCGTTATCCAGCGATGCCGCGCGATATTCTATACCCTTACCTATTACCTCAAACACTTTGTTCTTCTTTCTTTGTGTAATCTCGTTTTAACTGACGCAACATTTCTGTATGTCGATAGTCTGCTTCTTTTTTAGTTCGCTTTTTTTCGTCACTCAGTCGCAACATCTGGTCGTAGTTGCGAGCCCATTGCACACCAATCAGCCAGACCTTGATCTGCTCCAGTGTGCCAGTAAATAATTCCGCATCACGTGCATAGATTGGCAGTGCATCAGAGTCCTTGGGTTTTACGCCTGCACGATCACTGTAGTCATCACCACTCCAGCCGCCATGTTTTGGGTTACATAACATGAGACCAAGACGATCTAGATCAGCTTCTAGCCTACGAAATTCCTGTACTGCGTGATAGCCTGCCATAACAATACCTTTAATTTATGTTTTTAGTTGGTTCTAAAAAAGTTGACTGGCTGTTGTGTGTCCTGGAATTCACTTTCCTTAAATACACGATAACCGTAAATAGTCAACTTATTGATAGCTTCGCGAATTTCACGGGCAGTAACTTCGAAGTCATCCAAGCATTTCTTACATTCTTTGACCGAGCTAGCAGTGACTGTCAAGCCGGAGAAGTGACGCACTTCATAGTGACGCTCAGGCTGATACCAAGTATCAGTTTCTTCATCATAGCCGTCGTCATTTACTAAATGGTAAGTACCAATGTTCTTGTAAACAATCATATCTTCATGTGTAATCATGCTGTCTCCTTAGTTGCAAGTCTATATTATAACGTCAAAATGAATTAATGTCAATTAATGGTTATTTTGGCAAGTTTTCCATGGCTCGTTTACGAGTCTTATATGGTCCAGAAATCACACTGTAGCCGTGATCTGCACAGTACTCGGGAAATGACTGGCGACCCGGAACATAGCTAGCATTTTCAGCCCAGCGAATGGGCTCATAGAACCCATCACGTTCAACTACAAACCAAATAAAACGCAGGTAGCTCATCGTAGTTTCCTTACAGTGTGTTCAGAACGGGCCTATGAATTCGTGTAAGCTCACGTTCACGAGCATGAGCGGCTACTTTGCCACGAACTGTTTCCACAAGTCCATATGTAAAGGCGCCGACGCCGTGCTCACGAATGCTCTTGCACAGAGCCCAGTCCTTGTTTTCAGTTAGTGCACGACGAACATGCTTTTGAATACGAACTTTCAATGCCTTTTTCAAGCTACCACTGCAAACTGTAACGCCAACGTATTGCTCGTTGGTATTCACGTTAGTGATAACATAAATTGCGTGATTGCGGTCTGTGCGTGTTTTGCGTTTCGTCATAAGTTAATTATAGCACGAAACTGAATTAACGCCTATTTTTGGCTATTTTTCAGGGTCTAAAAGTAGTACAGTAGTATAGTACTAAAATATTATATAGTATCTAGTATTATACCTGATTATATTCGATTATCGAATATGCAATAACTTGATTATCAGTGTCTGATATACTTAAATGACATTTGGCATTTAGAGTATTCGCAGTTTCACAAAGATTATCATAGAATACAACCTCAGGTCGTCCAACCTTATTATGTCTAATTTCAATACTTTTAAATCGAGTATTGCCCTGAATACCTGTGCCCCAGGCCTTAGATATTGCTTCTTTACTGGCCCATTTTTTAGCAAGATATACTGCTTTATTATCTAAATTAACTTGATTATATTCAGTTAATTCAAAATCGGTGCATATTCGATTTGCTAGTTTATCCAGTTTATTAATGGAGTTTTTAATTCTATCTATTTCTAAAATGTCGGTACCAATACCAAGTATCATTAATCTAGCCTATAATGTTTAATGCGATATGCTCTACCTAAGTGTATGCCGAATTTACTTAGTTCTTTTTTCCACAAAAAGAATTGTGGACCATGTGTCATATTATCGTTGTTAAGCCATTCCCACTGATGTACCATTTCATGTGCCATGGTATCTATAAAAAGTCTTTTACTTAAAAAACTTTTATTCATGTGAATTGTACAACGTGCTGGATTTTCAAAATTACCAACACACATGCCCCAATAGTCCTTGCTGTAAACAAGTCTAAAGTTAGGCATTTTTAATTCGTTGTTGAAAACTTGTCGATTAATGTTGTGAAACATTTCCCTACAATCTTGAATTGTAGGCCTAAACTTACAGTCCTCTATCCACGTTGCCTGAACCATTCTAAATAGTTTGGTTCTAGTCACATTGCGCTTAGTTGGCATAACAAACCCCCTGTACAGAAGTATTTAGCTATTATAGCGCAGAGTTAACTGCTAAGTCAATACCACATTGAACGAGTGTTTCTTCTTATACTGGCCTGACGTGCTTCGGCGATATCTAGCATTATAGCCCAGACAAATTTAGAAATACGTTTAATCACAGTGGCCACCCTTGATTTGTTTGTTTACGATCAAATTCCTTGGTCCAGTGATCGACTTCTGCCACTGTGGTTGGGTTTTTACTGGAAATATAACGGTCCAATTCGTTTTGTTTATTTGTGTTAAACTGTGAGTTCATCAGTGGTTTGATGAAATATCCTATTAATTCTAGCATTTGTAATGCCTTTCATAAGTAGAGTGCTTGTTGCACTCTACTTTATTTATCTGGCACTGCAACATTTTATTAGTGTTTCTACTTACGTAGTTGTACTAATATGTTCATTCAGAAAAGATATTACTCCACTTTTTTAGCTTTTCTCTTTTAGCTTCTGCATATTGTCGTACTTCTGCAGGATATATAATATCTAATTCATACATGATTTCAATCATAGCCTGTAAATCTCCTAGTTCTTCGGCTAGGTGTTGACGATTAGTTAGTGGTTTTCCTGGCTTGTAATTATCAAGGCCAAAGCGACTGATTTTGCTGACCGCGACAACCACTTCGGCGCATTCCTCTTGGAGAATGTCCAAGGCTTCTTTTTGTTTGGCGTGCATTATTCTGACTCTATGTTTATATTGAGATTGTGCCCGTTAGAGCGAGTGATGTACAGGGCTTCGTTGTGTTTTTGTTCTGCAATTTCAAAAGTATAGACACCGGCCACGCCTTTGCCCTGTTCGTGTATTTGCATGGTTAAGTTATGGGCACGTTCGTCAGTGTGATGGAATACGGCTTTAAGCAAATCAATAACAAAATTCATAGGAGTAGTGTCATCGTTATTGAACACTACCTTATACATGTTAGGTTGTTTAATGTTTACTGATTCCCGAGTCGTTTGTTTTATTTCTGTCGCCATAAGCGTCATGTTAATTCCTTCAATAATATTTATCAATTGGGGAGCAGGTGCTCCCCAAACCAGTGTTTAGTTATCGTC